CATTTTTTTTACTCGAACCAAGCGCGCGGTGTCGGTGTAGATTTTTAGGTAAACGGAGACGATAGTATGGCAAAAAAATCAAAAAATACACTTATTTCTGAGGAGATCGCAAGACTTGAAGATATTTTTCAGAATATACAGAAAGATAAACGCGATTTGTGTAAGGATCTTATTCAGAATGCGGCTTTCATGGCAGTTTCATTGAGAGAGTTGCAACAACAGATAGAAGTAGATGGCTGGGTTGAGACTTATCAGAATGGAGCTACTCAGACGGGGCGCAAGGTTGGATCCGCTGCCCAGATGTACAACAAATTAGTTCAGAATTACAATACGGTTATTAAACAGCTTGTAGTTCTGCTACCTAATGAAGAAAAAACAAGTGCGATGGCTCTCACTGATCCGATGTCCGGGTTCTTAGATGAGTAATCGCCCAATTGACACGACCAACTACATTCTCAAATACTGGGAGAAAATCAAAAGCGGAAAGATAAGGACATCGGATAAAGTCCGCAGAGTTTACGAGCAGTTAGTTGAGGATATAAAGCCGGGTGGAAAGTGGCATTTTGATATTAATAAGGCGGAGCGCCCAATTTATTTCATTGAGACATTCTGTCGACAGAGTAAAGGCGCGATTGGTAAGCCGATTAAGCTCCAATTATTTCAGAAAGCGGCAATTCAAGCCATTTTCGGAATTGTTGATGATGATGGGATAAGAAGATTTAAGGAAGTTCTGTGGATAATGGGCCGGAAAAATGGTAAGTCGGTTTTGCTCTCAGCCCTCGGCCTATATATGCAGATAGGTGACAAGGAAGGCGGCGCGGAAGTTGATTGCGTGGCTAGCAAACGCGATCAAGCGAAAATTGTTTTTTCAGAAGCGCGCAATATGGTTAAACAAAGTCCATATCTAGCGAAGTACATTAAGAAGCGCCAGAGCGATTTATATTCGGATTATAATTTCAGCACATTCCAGCCGTTATCGAGCGATTCAAACACGCTTGACGGACTTAATCCACATTGCGGAATTATCGATGAGCTTCATTCCATTAAGGACAGAAACATATATGATGTTGTAAAACAGGGTATGTCAGCGCGCAAACAGCCGATATTATTCGAGATTACAACAAGTGGATTGAACCGCGATGGAATATATGATGCGCAATATGAATATGCAGAACGCGTTATCAATGGAGATATTAAGGACGAACGCATTCTGTGTTTAATATATGAGCTGAACAATTCAGCGACTTGGACTGATGAAGATTCTTGGATTGAGGCGAATCCTGGACTTGGCACAATCAAGAAAAGAGAAACGCTTCGAGAATTTGTTGAGAAAGCGAAGGTGGACCCGGCATTCAAGCCAACAGTTCTGTGTAAAGACTTCAACATCAAGAGTATATCATCCGACACTTGGCTTACCTGGGAACAACTTGACAACACCGCGACATTTGATATCGATGATGTCAGAAATACATATGCCATCGGCGGTTGCGACTTATCGGCAACAACGGACTTGACATGTGCGACGCTCCTGATCCGCAAGCCGGATGATCCGGTGATATATGTGTTGCAGCATTATTTTTTACCGGAAGCGCGCATTGAAGCACTTGAAACCACATCAAGTAAAGAGGCACCATATCGCAAGTGGGAAGAACGCGGACTTATGACATTCTGTAAGGGGAATATGGTTAATTATTCGGATGTGACAGAATGGTTCAAGGAAATGCGCGATAAGTATGACATTACAATGTGGCGATGTGGATATGACCGCGCGTTGGCTGGATATTGGCAGGAAGAAATGAAAGCGGAGTTCGGCGATTCCACGATGGAAAAGGTCGCGCAGGGTCCATTTACTTGGACGGCTCCGATGAAAGAACTTGGAGCGAAGTTGACAGATAAAGAAATTAATTACAATAACAATCCGGTCTTGAAATGGTGCTTATCGAACACCGGTGTAAAAGCCGCCGGCACAGTTGAAAGCATTCAGCCGGTTAAGATACAGAGCAACATGCGCATAGATGGCACGGTAAGTCTTCTGAACGCATATGTAATATATGTGAAATATAGGGATGATTTTTTGAATTTAGTAGGATAAAAGGAGAACGCAAAATGTCGATTTTTGACCGATTCAGAGGTGGCAAGACAAAGTCAGCCTCGACAAAGGAAAGCATCGCGCCAATTGCCATTGATACGTGGAAATACCGCGGTTTCAGTGGGGATATATTGACGTATGATTTAATTGTGGATTCAATTTCCGCTCTTGCCAGAAACATCGGCAAGATGGACTTGAAAAGCGTGAGGAGAAATGCGGAGAATGTCGCAACTGTTGACAGAACAAGCGACATCGCAAAGGTACTTGCAAAACCTAACAAGTATATGACGCAGTATGATTTTCTGTATAAAGTAGCGAGTTTGTACTACTCGAGCAATAATGTTTTCATATGGCCAGAACGTGATGAGAAAGGGAACCTTGTTGCGCTCTGGCCTGTTAATTATAAGAATTTTAGGCTTGTTAAGGCAGAGAATGGAGTGCTGATTGCAGAATTTCAGCTTGCGTACACGAAAACATATTATTGTGCGTATGATGAATTAATCCATTTACGCAACCATTACACAACGGACGATTTGTTCGGCGACAATAATGCCGCGATTAATCCTGTTGCGGAGCTGATAGGCGCACAGCGCCAAGGCATCATTAATGGCATCAAAAATTCGGCTGTTATCAGAGGCATTCTGAAATCACTCAACGTGTTAAAGAAAACTGATATGGACGCGGCAAGGGAGCAGTTCATTGAGGATAACTTACAAGCAAGTAATAACGGCGGAGTAATGGTAATCGATGGAAAATTCGATTATCAGAATATCGAGAGTAAGCCATACGTGATTGATTCAGAAACGCGCGAGCAGACAAAGAAAGAAGTATACGAGTATTTTGGTGTCAATGAGGCATTCGTTACAAATTCATATACTCCTGAGCAATATGATGCAGTTTATGAGGGCGCACTCGAACCATTCGCGCGTATGTTAATGCAGGCATTCACAAGCAAGTTATTCACGGAACGCGAGCAAGGCTTTGGTGACAAAGTCGAGGTCAATATGCGCTCGCTTAAATTCCAAACAACAAGCGCGGCAGTTTCAATCATTAATGCAACGCGTGAGCTTGGCTTATTTAGGCGCGATGAATACCGCGAAATGCTTGGATATGAGCCGCTTGGTGCTGAGAATGGCGGCGACGAGATAATGGTAGCAATTAATAATTACAGCTCTGATACAAAATCGAACAATGAGGAGAACAACGATGGAGAATAAGGAAACACGCGCATTCTTGTGCGAATTTGAAACAAGACAGAATGATGAGCATGGCACATTTATCGAAGGTGTGCCGATTGTATTTAACAGAGAAACAGACCTTGGTAGCTGGAAGGAAATCATTGACGAGGGCGCACTTGATGGCGCTGATTTGCGCGACATTCGCTTGCTTGTCAACCACGATACAAATCAGCTCCCACTCGCGCGCAGTCGCAACAACAACGCGAACAGTACAATGCAGTTTACCGTAGAATCTGATGGAATGCATATGCGCGCAGATTTAGATGTTCAGAACAACACACGCGCCGCTGAGCTTTATTCAGCAGTTAAACGCGGAGATGTTTCTGGAATGAGTTTTATGTTTCAAGTAAATGGTGACAAGTGGGAAAATCTTGACGAAGAAGTTCCTACTAGACATATAACAAGCATTGGCAAGGTTTACGAAGTCAGTGCGGTCACATTTCCGGCATATGAGGCAACATCTGTAAATGCTAGGTCGCTGGATTGCGGCAAGGCATCACTGGAGAGTGCAAGAAAGGCGCTGGAGAGCGCTAAACAGAGGTCAAATCGTATCGCGGAATTAAACAAAAAGTTGGAGGAAATGAAAAATGACTAAGGAATTAGTTGAAATTAATGCAGAGCTTACAGAGATTGAAGCTCGCGCGAATGCTCTCACTCCACTTGCAGAAACAGCAACATCTGAGGAGATTGAGCAGAGAGCAAATGAAATCAATGAGATTGACACTCGCAAAGCAGAATTAATGGCTCAGAAGTCTGAGCTTGAAGCACGCGAGGCAACAGTTAAGGCAGTAGCAGAAAACAAGATGAAGGCTGAGGAAATCAAGCCGGAAGAAAGAGGAGAAAAAATTATGACTAACGCAGAAATCAGAAACAGCAAGGAATACATCCACGCATTCGCAAACTACATCAAGAATGATAACGATAAGGAATGCCGCTCACTTCTTACAGAAAACGTAAACGGAACAGTTCCAGTTCCAGATTTTGTTGACAAGATTGTTCGCACAGCCTGGGACAATGAGCAGGTTATGGCACTTGTTAACAAGACAAATCTCAAGGGTAATGTAAGAGTTGGCTTTGAACTTTCAGCAACAGACGCAGTTGTTCACACGGAAGGCGCAGCAGCACCATCTGAGGAAACACTCGCACTTGGTATCGTAACAATGGTTCCAGCTACAATCAAGAAGTGGATTACAATTTCAGACGAAGTTCTTGACCTTGATGATGGTGCATTCCTTGAGTATATCTACAAGGAATTAGGTTACAGAATCGCGAAGAAGGCAGCAGATTCACTTATCGGATTAATCGTTGCAGCTCCTACAACAGCAACAGCAACAGCAGTAAGAGTTAAGGAGGTAGCGACAGCTGGTATTTATGACGTTGTTAATGCGCTCTCACTTCTTTCAGACGAAGCAACAAACCCAACAATCGTTATGAACAAGCAGTCTTATGCATATTACAAGGGATTAGCAATGGCTGCCAACTATGCGATTGATCCATTCGAGGGAATTAAGGTTGTGTTCAATAACACACTTGCAGTTGCTGACGGAACAACAACAGGTACATACATGATCGTTGGTGACTTCGGATCAGGCGCACAGGCTAACTATCCAAATGGGCAGGGAATCACATTCAAGTACGATGACCTTTCACTTGCAGAATCTGACCTCGTTAAGATCGTAGGCCGCACACCTGTAGCTCTTGGCCTCGTTGCTTGCGATAGATTTGTAAGAGTTGTAAAGGCTTGATATGAACATATTATTAACGGCTAACACGCGCGTAAATGTCGAAGCTGGCACAGTCGTTAAGGTTTCCGGTGCAGAGGCTCAGCGTTTGATTATGCTGGGCTTCGCAAAGGAAGTGGTCGAAAGGGCTGTTGAAGTGGAGACCGCTGATGTAAAGGTTGAAAAGAGCACATCAGTGCCCAAAAAGAGCGCGCCAAAGAAGAAATAAGAAGGAGAATCACAATGACGAACACAGAGCTTCTGGCACAATGTAAATTAAATATAAGAATCACGAGTACATCTTTTGATTCTGAGATTAACCAGTTAATTTCAGAAGCTCAGACGGACATCAGTAATGCTTGTGATTCAGCATTCGATGCAGATTCAAATGATGATTGCAGGTTGGTAATTCTGTATGTAAAAGGCTTGTTTGGAAACGGTGACGAGAGAGCTTGGGCGCTTTATAAGGAACGCCTTGCTAATATCGGCACGAGAAAGATAAATGATACGGAGGAAGATTGATGGATGCGGAGATGATTATTTCATTGATTCCCGCCGTACAAAGCACCGACAACATCGGGCAGGTCGTAAACACAGGAACACCAACTGATGTGTACGCGCGCATTTCAAGCATTGATAGAACAGAATGGTACAATGCAGGGAAAAATAAAATGAACCCGCAGATGCGCGCAACGGTTAAGTCATTTGAATACAGCGGAGAAAGAGAAGTTGAGATTGATGGTACAAAGTATGGTGTGTATCGCACGTACAATGTTCCCGGAACTGATGATACAGAGCTATACCTTGAAGAAAAAGGCGGTGTAACTTATGTCGAAGAAAGTGAAAGTTGATGGAATCGCTGGTAAGATGCAGGATATTCTGAACGAAGTCGCAAGTGAGACCGAGAAAAGTGTGAAAGACGCTGGCGATAAGGTCGCGAAAGATGCTGTTAAGAAGCTGAAAAAAGCTTCACCAAACGGCAAGGGAACCTGGAACGGCCATTATAAAAGCGGATGGACGGTCAAGCAAGACAAGGACGGCAATTACACGATTTACAACAAGAAGAAATATCAGCTCACGCACTTGCTCGAAAAAGGTCATAACATTGTCAGAAATGGCAAGGTAGTTGGCTATGTCAAGGGCAAGCCGCATATCTCAACAGTAGAAGAATGGGTGCAGAAAGAGTATCCAAAACAGTTAACTAACAAATTAAACAAAGGCTTATAAGGGGGGAAATATGACAGTTAATGATATTTACACATTGCTTACAACAAGCAGGATTCCGGTGTTCTATCACCACGCTCCGAACGGTCAGACGCTCCCTTTTATGACTTATACGATAGAACAATCATCAA